TTAGCTTTATTTTTTTTGTAAAAAAAAAAAATAAAACCATAGCATATATGAGCACAACTAATTCGGCACTTCGTTTGAAGTATAATTTACCAAAGACATCAACCTCAAACTCACCATCACCGCCTCCAAATTCTCCTAGTCACAATGCACACAAACACTATGATAATTCCGGAACAAATGAATTCATTGATGTTTTACAAAAAGAATGTGTAATAGAAGAGAAAAAAAATAAACTGCTTAGTGAACAAAATCATGAAGGATTAAAAAAAGATTTAGTCGATTTTTCAAATCAATATACAAATGTAGTGTATGAACACGTTTCATTATTAGAAAAAACAGCTCAACGATATGAATCGCTTGTAAATGAAAATATAAAAAAAGAAAAAGCAAAACAAGAGTATCAAGAGTATTTACAACAAGAAAAAACAAAACAATTATTAACAGCGTGTGAAAAAATACAAGTTTTAAAAAAAAAAACGTCGGCTTTTTTAGCGTCTCGGCGCACGGAGTAAAACACTGTGCGCCCAAAATAAATAAGCGAAAAAAAAAACATACAAGAAAATATAAACAAAATCCAGTTATAACGATAATAATAGAATGGTGGAATAAACTATTTTGTAATTAATATATTATGGATGATTCCTATTTACAAAAAGTGAGAGAAGCAATATTAAAGGAATCATGTAGTGTAAATCATATACCATTATATGTAAAATCATATAATGAAATTGTAGAAGAATGGAAAAAATATAAAAAGGATGGTAAACTTACCTATAATCATTTTTTAATATATAATGCGTTTGAATTTCATAAAACTCATGACAACCATGTTCTTTTATTTCATGGGGTAGATTTTACTACGTGCTTATTATTTTGCAAATATAATGGGATTTATAAATTTGTCTCTATTCCATGTAAAGATAGCCGATTGATACCTTATAATTTTATTGCAACATATGTTTAATAGAATTATTATTTTTGTAAAAAAAATAATAATAAATACATTTATATGACTGCTATACGACCTACGAATTCTACACTTAGAGACAAAATTGATACCGATGGATATAACAGCGTTTTGAATGAAATCAATGCCCAGTATACAGAAATGGATAAATTTATTTCTAACTTAAACAGCGATATATTATCCATAAAAGATTTTGAAAATGATATGATTAAAGATAGAGAAAAAGGTTATGATGTTGGCACATCATTAGATACATTAGGATTTCAAAAAGATTCTTTGCAAATTGATTTAGATTTTTTTGTTCACATGAAAGATGTATATGTGAAAAAATTATATGGAGATTTATACAAATATTGTGACTCTATTATTGAAAATGCATTAGCCATTGAAGATGTTCCAGAAGGCTCAACAAAAGAATCGGTTAAACAACGTAAATTTCGAAACATGGTTCCTTACCCACCACCTATGGTTGCAAATCCGAGCGCAGTGGATGCGTTGGGAAATACAGTTGAAGGAGAACCAGCTGAAATTGAAGATCCTTATGCAAAATATGATATGAATGAAATATTTGCACTCATTAATACAACAACCGCAAATTTGCGAGAACTCGCCGATGATATTGGAACCTTTACACAACGTATTGAAAATGCACAGGAAAAAGAAGCACGAGGATTTAGTGTTGGTAATTTAATCATGAACTTACAAAGTCAAGAACAAAAATTAACCTTAGAATTTTCAACTTATATTGAAAGACTTGGTAAATTTTTAGACCAAAATAAATCTTTTTCTGTTCGTTGCTTAAATAGAATAAAACTTATTTCTAGTGAAATTGTTACCACGGAAGAATTACAAGAAAATACTGGCACCGGAGATGAAACAACTCCTTAAGCTTATTTCTTATGAAGTAATTTTTGTTTGATTTGTATTCTTTTGTTTAAAATAAAATGTTTTAAGCTTACGATTATTTAGTCTTGTTTTCCAAGGTTTTGGAAACCAATATAAATAAGATTCTGAACTTATAGTAATAGAAAGAATCATAGCAATATGTAATAGCGTTTTCATTATTATATATAAATTTATTTATTTATATTGATTTATATATAATGAGTTCAAGAACAAAAAGTAAATCTGCATCGAAAAAAAAAAAATCACCCTGGATTGCACATTTAGAACGATGCGTAAAAGAATTTAAACCTTTTATGAAAAAAAAGTATACTATAAAACATGCATCAAATCATAAACAATGTAGAAATATATTTTATAATATGAAAAAAGAAGATGGATTGCCTTATATGTTTCCGTCAGATGAAAAAAAAATGCTACTTAAATTAAATTCTTCTAAATCTAGCAGCAAAATAGCAAGTAGAGCTGGTCTTAAAAGTAAACGTAGGCGCAGACGTAGAACATGTAAGAAAGTATCATGTAAAAGAAGAAATAGAAGTTAAATATAAAATAATTGAATTTAAAAATAACTTAATTTATAGAAGTAAATGGCTTCCATGATGAAACGTGCACCAATCTGCTCTCAACCCGTTCTTACAAACAAAGTTCTATTTGTATATGTAGACTGTCCTGATGACGTTACAAGTAATTCTATGACACCCAGTTTTTCACTTAAGAGACTATACCAAGTTGCTGCAAATAATCATAATGAAATGGTTGACAAAAATCCATATCCTGATTCAGGTTTTGATGTATATTATCCGGAGGCAGATAATAGTCTTGAATTTGAATCAAATAAACCAATCAAGATTGATTTTAAAATAAGTGCGGCCATGTATGATATCAACACTCCTATTGCATATACGTTACATGCTCGTTCAAGTATTAGTAAAACAGGACTTCGCCTTGCTAACAATATAGGTATCATAGATTCTGGATATCGTGGACATTTGTGTGGATTCTTTGACCCAATCCTAGGTTCAAAGTCACTTGATGGGAAATTTAGCAAAACTCTTGGAAATTTTAATAGTGAATATAAAATCGAACAATCTCAAAGACTTTTGCAAATTTGTTCATCCGACCTTAAACCATTTAAGGTAATTATTGTTGATAATATTTCAGATTTGGGAATGACCGATAGAGGTGGTAGTGGATTCGGTTCTACGGGAACTGGTGGAGTTAAATCTTAACTATATATAATGAATAAACAATTATCTCTTGTAGAAGAAATAGAAGGCAACCAAATTTATAGTATTTGGGGATCAACCGACAAAGATATACAAAAATTTAAAATGCCACGTAGTATAGACAGAGACGTAAAAACAAAAATTGATGTAAAGCCAAAATATGAACCACATGCAAGTGACAATATTAAGATATATACAATAATAAACAGAGGAAATATAGTAAAACGTTCTATAAATCATGCTACTTTATTAATTCATTCAGCTAATAATGATAAATTATATAGCATGGGATTTTCATCTAGTCAACAAAATAAATTATGTATACTTTCTCCAGACCCTACATTGATAGAAGCAATGAGAAATAAACACCCAGATAACAGTCTTAATTTAATATATGAACAAAATAAAATTTCTAAAGATTCTATTAGTAAATTAAAGAATTATGTAAAGAATTCTATAGGCCATTTTCCGGTTAGACGAAAAATACCTGAAGTATGTTATAATATAGACTATAAAGGATTTTTTTCTAGACAAAGAGTAGGATTTAATTGTTGGACTGCTCTAGAAGATATTTTTCCGGATTTTACGTTACATATAAACAAAACAATACCTTCTATTTCAGCATATTTAGCTAGGGGTAAAAAAAAAAATAAGAAGAATAAAAACTTAACAAAAAAAAGAAAAAAAAAAAGAGCAAAAAAACTCACGAAAAAGAGAGACATTAATAAAGCAAAAGGTATAGGTGATAAAAAACAGAGTTCCTCTCGTGCTCCTAGTATGGTAGCTGAAGCTAAAGAAGATTCACCATCTGAAGCTAAAGATGATTCACCATCTGAACTTGATGAAATGAATCTTCCTGAAGATTTAGATAATCTTGATATAACTTTTGATATGCCCAAAAAAAAGGAGAAATCACATGCTAAAAAATCTAGTTCCAAAAAAAAAACTGGAAACATTGGGTCAAGAGTTACGAAAAGAATTGAATATCAACGACGCAAAATGAAATAATTAGAAAATAAACAAACTCAAGAAGAAAACCTAAATAATTTACAACACTCATCTAGCATCATATAATAATATATATCCTTATTATATGAAGTTATCTAGAAAATATTTAAAAAAATATAAAAGCAGAACGCTTAGCAATAATAAAAAGAAAGCATATAACATGCTAAACAATAATAGTGAAAAATATTTAACGGCAAAAGAATTATTTTCAATGACAAGATTAAAAAAAATAAAGTTTTCAAAAAATAAAACAAAAAAAAATAAGATGACCCCAGAAATAAAAACAAGAATGAAAATGATAAATTACATTAATAGAGAATATAAAAAAAAGGCAAATAAAAATAAAATAAATACACTTGCAAAAGAATTTAAATCACGAATGAAAGAACAATCTCAAACATATCCTACGGATGGAAAAAAATATAAATATTTTTATAAACAAAATAAAGGAGATAATTTTCCTATTTATTATGTAAAATTAGGTTGCGATGAAGTTGAAATATTAAATACCGAAAAACTGAGTAAAGGACATGAATATTTTTCAATAGAAGATATTTCTATATCCCCAAATGAGAAATATATTATATTTTCGATTGATTTTACGGGAAATAGATTATGTAAACTCTATATTAAACCTTTATTGTCTAATAATTATGAAGAAATTTTTGTAAAATATAAAACCAATCCACTTATTACAACCCATGATTTCTTATCTGAATCAGATAAAACAAATAATGAAATAAAAAAATATAGCACAATAAGTAGTGGAAATTGCGTTTGGTCATCAGACAGTAAAAATATTTATTATATTACATATGATAAAACAATACGTCCATGTAAGTTATATATCTATAACATAGAGACAAAAAAACATACTTTTTTATTTGAAGAAAAAAATATGGAAAAATCGCTTTCAATTTCAAGTGTAGAAAGTGATGAATATGTGGTTGTATACTCTGGAACATATAATGGCTCTGATGTATATGTAATAGTAGAAAATGAATTAAAATTAATATATAAATTACAGCCTGATGTTGAATATTTTGTTGGACACTCCTATGGAACTTGGATTATTTTTAAAAAAAAACATGATAATTGTGTTATTTATTCCACAAATGATTTTAAAAAAGAAAAGAAACTTATTTCAAATAAACCGAATCAACTTTTTCAATATATGCATTTACAAGGTGATTATATATTAATATTTTATAAATCAAAGGGGTTTAATAAAATAATGGCATATCATTATTGTGAGAGAAAAATGATTAACTCTTCTTTAAAACTATGCACAAATAATAGCGGATGCTCTTTTAATATTCCTCATTTTAATAATTTAAACGAATATGTAAATCACTGCACTATAAATGTGCAGTCTTTTTTAATGCCATTACATGGATACTTTTTAGATTTAAAAACGATGAAATGGAAAGAAATATATAAAATGACCGTAAAAAACTATGATTATAAAAAATATGTCGAGAAAATACTATATGTTACAAAAGATTTACATATTATTATGATGTATAAAAAAGGGACAATATTAAAGAATGCAAAATGTGTTTTATGGGGATATGGGGCCTATGGTGTTACTCGTGACCCAGAATTTGATATTTTTATACCCAGTTTATTAAATCGAGGATTTATATTTTGTATTGCATATATACGTGGTGGAGGACGACATGGACACAAATGGTATAAACAAGGTAGAATGTTAAATAAAATAAATACATTTGATGATTTTATAAAATGTGCGAATTATTTAATAGATAAAAAGTATACTATATCTAAAAAACTTGCTATATGGGGAAGAAGTGCTGGCGGACTAGTGATTGGCGCGACTTTAAATATGGCTCCTCAAATATGTAATCTTGCTATATTAGGTGTGCCCTTTTTAGATCCTATCCAAGTATTATCTAATCCAAATAATCCATTATCTAGCGAATCGCATATTGAATGGGGAAATCCTGCAATTCCAAAAGTAAAATCATATATGGAAAAATATAGCCCACAAGATAATATATGTAAGCAACTAAAGTATCCAAATATATACATTTATAGTAATATTAACGATACATTAGTTCCTTATATGGAACCTTTTAATTATTATAATACAATAAAACAATCAAATGTTTTTACATCGGGAGAAAAAGATATAATTATGCAGATAAAAATGAAATTTGGTCATAGTCAATCTAGTAAACGATACGAAAAGCTAAAAGAAATGGGGGAAATATACGATATTATTTTAAAATATATAATATGAGTGATAATGAATCAGATAGTTTATCTATTTATATTGAACCAGAAATATCACAAGATGAAAATGAAGTAAAACATGTTGAATTTGTATCTATAAAAGAAGATGAAATGCATAATGTCATGGATGATTCTTCCAATGAAGACGAACATAAGATAAATGACATAGATGAAAATGATGAATCAGAAACAATTAATGCTGCTATATTAATTGACTCATTGTCTAATAATATAACGTATGAAAAATTATCTTTTTCTGATATAAAAACACAGATTAATGGAACGTATGAAACAGATATAATTCATAAATATAGTTCATCTCTTGATATTTTAGCCAGTTATTTAAAAGGTCAAAAGATTATTTATATGGAAGCAAGAAGTATTACATTAAATCAATTAAATATGCTTATGATGCCAGCTATATTTTTTTCTTCCGTATGTTCCGTCATTTCACAAATATCAGAAAGATGGTGGTATGGGTCTTTATTATTATCATCTATAAATGCACTTGTTGTTTTTTTATTAGCTATTATAAATTACATGAAATTAGATGCTGCATCCGAAGCCCATAAAATTACAGCACATCAATATGATAAATTGCAAAGTGTTATTGAATTTTTATCTGGAGAAATTCTGCTTTTTTGTAATCCAGTATTAGATAGTAACTTTGAAAATTATATGAAATGTAAATCTAAAATGAAGGACTGTGTTATGGAAGCAAAAAAACATGAAATTCAAGATTTATCTGGTAAAATGAGACAACAAATTCAAGATATTCGAAAAAGAATTGCCGAAATAAAAGAAGCAAATTTATTTATTATTCCGCCTATTATTCGTTTTAGATATCCATTGATTTATAATACAAATATTTTTTCTATTATTAAAAAAATAGAAGATTATAGAACAAAAACATTAAGTAAACTTAAAAATGTAAAAAATGAAATACGTTTTTATACGGCTTTACAAAAACATAAAAGTTATCAGCTAAGTTCAGAACAAAAAAAAATATTAGACGGACTTTTTGAAAAAAAACAAAAACATATAGAAACTATTTTATTTTTAAAAACCGCATATTCTATGATTGATAAAATGTTTCAACAAGAAATAAAAAATGCGGAATTAAAAAAAAAGTATTTTATTCAAATCAAATGCAAAGAAATAGCCGCATGTCTTTGCATTTGTAAAAAACAGGAACGATTTCGTCCACCCGGATATATATTACCAGAAAAATGCAATCCTATATTGGAAAAGTTGCTTTTATTTAGTGATGATATTTAAAGAGGTGACCCTTTGTAAAGTCTTCCATTTGAATAATCATTTATATAATCGCTAGCAATAGATATAGATTTATTATAAAAATCTTTATTTGTTTGTGTGGTTTTTGATAAATCATTTTTTACTATATCATCTTTATATGCATTTATTTTTTCGTTAAATGTTTTATTAAATGATGATGGATTCTCTATATTTTTAAAATACAAATCACTGGGTTTATTTGGCATTTCATTTAATAATTTTGTTATTTTAAATATACGCTTTTTATCCTTTTCTAATATATAATTATTAAAATCTGTTGAATCATGACCCCATGAAAACTTTTTATATTCTCTATCTAAATCCATGAGACTTTTACCATCTACATCAGTAGGATTTTTTTTTTCTGGAGGCAAATGTTGATTACGTTTGTCTATATATACATCATATGCATCTCCATAAGGAATTTTTCCTGATTTAGGTCGCTTAAATTCCAACTCTATTCTACCTATTGCATCTGGTTCTAATTCTTCTTCTTCTTTTTCGGGTGGTTTTAATCCATTTGCAAAATATAACGCTAATTCATTTGCTTTTTCATCATCTGATGCATCTTCATTAAAATTTGCAGTTAATGCTTCAAAATAAGTTTTTTTAAACAGATTTTTGATAATAAAATATAATATAACAATTAACAATAATACCCATAAATATTTACTATGTTTATGCATCTTAATTATATATAGTTAATATTTATTTGCAAAAATAAATATTAATCAGCATCTGTTTTCTCTTGAAATGCAGTATAATATCCATGTATTTCACATGGAGAACAATCATCTCCAGTAGCTTCATTATAACATGCTTTTTGATCATTGCTATTTAATTTAAGTTCTTTACTTTGAAACATTCGTAATTTAAATCCATTTATAAAATCTTCATTTGGAACCCCTGCTGCAGTTTGACAGGTTGAAAGCATTGATTCCTTTATATTATTCATTTTTAAACTAAATATCAATATAGTAATTATACACAATACTAATTGAAATCCTATGGATTTTTTTTTCATAATAGAGTGAATCATTATATATAATATAATTAAAATAAATCATTCACCTTCATTTACAATTGCATCATATTCTTCCTTCCAATCTTTTCCTAATGATTTTCCAAAAACATATCCTGCACACTCACATTTACCATCATCTGTATCTTGGTCTTTGGGTGGAGCTGTTCCAGTTTCTTCACCCGTGCCTGCTCTAAACCCCATTCTTAAAAATTCTCTAAATCTTGTGCCAAAATAGTTTGAATCATCTTCTAAGCATGTTTGTTGAGAAATAGATTTACATTCTTCTGTAGTCGCCCCTTCTATAAGTTTAAAATTAAATTGTTTTATTATATAAATCAATAATACTAGAAGTAGTATAATATATAAAACCTTGTTCATCTTGTAATAACTAAAGAATATTATTCATATCATTTCTTACATAGTTTGTTTTAAATAACTTATTTTCTGGATTAGATAACATAATACCCGATAATTCATCATTACTTGCTCTCACTGGAGCATCATATGTATGTAATAAATTGGTTACATTTTCAAATAATTCCATATCAGTTAATCCCTCCTTTACTTTATTTGCACCTAAATGTATAAAAAGACCTATAAAAAATACAACTAATATAATTCTTATCATCGTATATATTTATTATTATTAAAAAAAATATATACAATCCCCGGCGGGGCTCGAACCCGCAACCTTTAGATTAGAAGTCTAACGCGCTTCCATTGCGCCACGAGGACACGACAAATAGAGACCTAACTTTATATATAATGTGGGCCTGCTTTTGACCATTTTTCTACCTCGCCTAAATATAGCATATCTTCAAATTTAGCTTTATGATCCTTTGTGCTACTAACCATTGTAACAATTATCTCTTTATTATCATATGTTTTATATGTATTTGTAATATGTTTTCTATGCAAACTATCATTTTGTTTTAAAATATTTTTTACAACATTAAATTGAGAATTACTATACCATGCATATAAGACCATGATATATATATATATGTATGTAAGTCTACATTTTTAAATTATTTTTATGTTAATATACATTATGAAGGAAAGAATTTTATTTTTTAAACGAGGACCATATCCTAAAAAATATACGGCCCATGTAAAAAATAAAAAAACAAAAAAGATTCGTATTATACATTTTGGAGACCGACGATATCCACAATATAAAGATAGAACCAAGTTAAAATTATATAAACATAAAAATCATAACACACGAAAACGTATGCAAAATTATTATAAGAGACATTCTGGAACTACAAAAAAACACCTAGCTATACGTAGAGAAAAATATTATTCAAATGGATATTATACTCCTAAAATATTAAGCCATTTATATCTTTGGTAATATATATTTAAAAATTGAAAGTATGTAATATAGTATTTCAATACTACATGACATATTCGCTGACTTTATTGTTTATATCATCATGGATTGTTCTAATTTTTGTTTTATGGTTTTTTACATCTCTTCAAATTATTAATATTCTTTATGATATGATAAAATAAAATTGAATTAGAAATAGTATTGATAAATACAATAAGTATGTCAAACAATAATTACACACTCCCGGTTCTTACTGCCATGCGGACAGGATTTCTAAAACTTATTTTAAGTGATAATGAACTATCTACATCAGGAAAGAAAGAAGAATTAATTCAACGTATTTTAGATTATCAAATAAAAATAAATGCTGAAAAAGAAGCATGGGAACAGATGATGCTAAAGGGTGAAATAAAACAAGATGATTCCTTTGAAAAAGTCATGCTATCTTATATTACATGGTGTAAAGAAAATGATTTTCAAATACACAAAGTCAATTCATCGGGGCATTCCTTTTCATTGGTTCATATCAATGAAATACGAGTTGCGTTTATGGAGTATGACCCATCTACCAGCCCTCTAAGAAAGGATAGACTTGTTCCGGTTCCTAATACAAAGATGGATATATTTCTTGAAATGTTTTTTGAAAAATTAGGAACTATATGGTATTTCTTTGATGCAGATGAAGAACATGACCGCGAGTTTGGTGAAGAATATCAAGAATTATTTGTGAAAGAATTAAAAAAAATATATGAAACATAATTATAGTTATTTATATACATTGTATGTATTCTTTCTGTTCCATGTAACGCTTCTCATATTGCCATTCAGGATACTTATAATCATCATACGTCTTAATAATATATCCCATATTTTTCATTAGTAACTTTATATTTTTTTTTAAATTAACATCATGACATTTAATATTATAATGGTTGTGTGGAAACATTTTATATTTTAGTTGTTGTTTTATTGCAGGTGGCAATTTTTTTGGGGCCCATTTATCTTTTACATTACAATATAAGCTACCATAACCATGGTTATTAATTGTTAATCTAGAACCTGTTTGATTGGTCACCCAGTTCCATGATGGAATTTCTTTATCATCTCTCCCAGCATCGTCACTTGATT